AGAGGGTTATCCAGAAGACCTTTTCAACAAACTTTACAAACAAACAAAAAACCTAAGAAGAAAATTATCATCCCAAATAGACCATAGAAGATATGGAGTATCACCTGATATTATAGAATCATGGTTTGATGATAAATTTATATTTGTATTTAACAAATATTTTGATACGAAAGAACCTAATGTATTAAAGGGTTTTATAATAAATTCCTTACAATTATACAAATACCGTATACTAAGGAAAGCTTATTCTATAGAAGGAGAATATTATAATAGTATGATACATTTAGATGATGAGATAAACCTTATTAATATGATACCTAATAAATCTGAATTTGATACTGGAGATGTATTTTTTAATATGGTTTTGGAATTTATGAAAAAGAGTTTAACAGAGGATGCCTATTTCTTATTGGAATTAGAATTAGCACCTCCTCCCTATATTTTAACTAGGCTTAATAAATCAAATTCCAGAATATCAAATGAATTAATTATTAAATTTTTAGGCTTAGATTTATCTAATAAAACCAAGAAATATATATCTGAATTACGTAATGAGATTAAAATACAAACTAAAGCAGCTAAAGATTATTTTAATGTTAAAAATAACAATTTAGCTGCTTTAACCAATTAATACAACAACTTTACTTAATTAGGCGTTTTGCTTTTAACCTATTATATCTTTCTATAAACTCATTATCTAACTCATCTTGTCTTATCTTCTCTTTATTATCACGGTATGTTTGTGACTTTATTTTTTCAGTGTCTATTGTGGTTTTATCTTTATTAATCCACTTACCGTTTTTATACATACCATTAGGGTTATCTAAGATATCTTTTGATAACCTGTTGTAAGCTTTTTTACTTAACTTTTTAAAACCCTTTACTAATTTATCTTTAAATACACATAAAGATACAGAATTATTCTTATTTATTTTTATTGCATATATCATTTATAAAGCTATTAATGTTATTAATAATTTAGTATTTTGTATATCCCCACTTTTTATTTCACCAATCGCTATATTAAAGGAAGTGGTTGTGTAATTATGTGTTGAAAATGAGATATCTTTTTCATTGTTCCAATTAGATTGCCCTAATAATGTTATTATAGGTTGATAATTTGATGTTGATAGAGCTGGGAAATTTACTTGTATTTCAGAACCATCAGTTGAATCTGTTATAACTGATGCGCTAGAGAAACCTACTGTTGTTAGATTAGCACCAGGTGTTATACCACTAACATCACCAACTATAACTGTACCTTGTAACAAAGCTATTATCATATTAGGTTTATTTAATATTTCACTAACACCTACAGTTGAGTTCCAGTCAGATTTTACTTGTGCCACATTTACTTGAGCACCTGCTTGTATTTGATCTAACTTATCTAAGAGTAGATTAGTAAAATTATTTTCTGTTGCAACATAATTTGCATCAGAAACATAATTACCTGTAGTTAAAACATATTTTAATACAGCAGATGTTATTGCTTTAGTATTATCAGTACCTGTTAACCCTATAGCATTAGTCGCTAATTTAATTATACCATCAATTGTGGTTGTTGATATAGGTAAACCATTATTTACAAGGCTTTTTATAAAATTATACATTGTTAAAGGTAACATAGAACCTAGTTGTGGAATATCTGTTGTTTCAAAGGTTAAATCGGAATACTGAGAACCGCTTGGTTGTATGGTTATCTTACCTAAAATAATTTGCTTAGTAGGATCAGTTAAAAGTGGTATACTACCATCACCTGGACCTTGTATGATTGAATAAATTGCATCTGAGCCTCCTTGTATATTATCAAATGTATGTGATGCTATTATCAAATCCACTCTAGCTATAGTTTGTGATAGGTTTTGTGATATAGTTAAATCAATAGGGGCATTCTCATGTATAATAACGCCAGAAGGTGTTATAAAGGCACCAAAATTAGATTCTTGGGAACCATCATTTAATGTTTTTTCTATAGTACTAGTATGCCCTATTCTTATTATTAAACTCTTCCGATCTTACACTTGATATAGTATCGAAACCAGAGTACTTACCAGGTTTAAATATACCTATGTTTTTTTCTACTAAATCAAATGACTTTATTTGGTCTTTATAATTTATAAATCTTTTTTGTGCCATTGGTTATTATATTTTATATTGTTTTACCCATTGCTCATTATATACCCATCTACTGTTTTTATTCTTATAGTCACAGTGATAAAAATTATGACTTTTATAAAAGGCTATCCTAGTATAAGATGTATTTTGGATTAATGCTTCTAATAATTTTTTACCGTTTTTATCAAAATTATTACAGGTCCAATCACATGCCCCTTTACTTAAGGGATTAAAATTACCATTTTCATCTTGGCCAAAACAATGTTCTGATGTTCCATCCCTATCTTTTGATATTTCCCATTTATAAGGTCTCCAACAAGATTTTTGTGAAGGAAATATAGGTACTCCTAGTTGTTTTCTTACATCTATAGCTGGTAGTAAGTGATATACTAGTATCTTAGTTGCTACATTCTCTGGTATATCATCACCAGTTATATTAAATTCTTGAAATTTAAAAGGTGGTATGTACATTATCAATTAATCTTTAGAATGTGTTGAATTATAATCTTTACTTAAGAACCCAATAAATAAAGCTGCTGTGGTACCTACCACAGAAAAACCTTTAAATAACTCATTAGCTGTTATTTTACCTAGATATAATAATACCATTAGTAATAATATTATTATTAATGCTATTATAGCTACTACTGTTGTTTTAACTCCTTTTTTCATCTTATTGTTTTTATGTTAATAATTTAGTGTTGTAGACTTAATTTATTACTAAGTTTCTTAATTTTGCATTAACAGGTTCATTAAATAATATGGCTATTTTTATCCTATCAATTAAATCTTGTGTAGGAGTTGATCCCGTATGTATAGCTGTTAGTGTTAAATCATACTCTGAACAATATTCTACAATTGATTGGTCATAAGTAAAATTTATATCACCTGTATCATATATAGCATTAATATTATCATCATACCTATCCCCATATTGATCTATGACTTGAGATGTTAATAAAGGTACCTCATAAATAGTAACATCATACCCTAATATCCCAAAAAATACCTGGTAACCTTTTATAGTGCCTTTTATCTTATATATACTAACTATATGTGATAAAAGGTTTCTGTACTCATTTACAGTTTTAAATATATCTGGTGGGTTACCTAAGGTAGCACTTATAGTTGTAACATATTTTTCATCAGTAATAGTGGATTGTATTATATCTAAATAATTTTCTATTGAAGGTAATATCTCATCTTTTATATACCCCCCAAACAAATTAAGATACCTATTTAGTAATCCATTACCATTACTGTCTTTATAAGTATCTTGTTCTATAAAATAATAAGGTAGCTTATTATATAGAAGTTTACTAAAGTCAGGTTGAGAGTTGACTATAGCATTATCATTTGTATAAAAATCAAGCCTATTAAAATCTAGGTTTAAAAAATCAGGTGTTAATGCCATTATTTTATTACAGTTTCAGTTATATTTATATTTATACCACTATCTGTTACTATAGGTATACTATAATTATCTAATTCTACATCCTTATTGTAGGGGTATGTTTTAAAATCCCATGTCATACCATTAGTATAACCATTATTAATTACATTTATTGTGAATATATTATCAGGGTCTGTATAATCAGTATACAAAGGTATAGTTGCTATTTGTTGACTCTACTTTGAAAAGTGTTATATTATTTGAGTCAAATTTTGCTTTCCAATTTAATATGCTAACAGAACCTTTATTTATTTTAAAGCTTTTTACTAATTCAGGTGTAGTTGTTAGAGTTGGCCTAAAATATGGTGATATATATATTTCGTTTAATATTAAATAATCTACTTTATCTAGGTTATCAACTATAGCTATTATATCTGATATTCTTACTGGTTTATTTACGTCTGAGTTTTTATATGAATAAGCGTCTATTAAAGCATTTCTTACATCTTGTTCAGCTTGTACTAGAGATGCTCTAAATCTTGCTTTAATATCCATATCTAAGAATATATCTGATTGACCCGTTGGTAAAATGGTAACAAAAGTTGTTACCATTTTACGTAAATCTATATAAGATTGAGTGGTATTTAACAAACTTAATGGAGCTATACCCCCACCATTTGGTACAATATATATATCTAAAGTTTTACCACAATTAAAATCTACATTAGCTTTATCAACACCTGGGGCTAGTTTTACAATATCTATATAATCTTGTTTAGTTACAGCCCTATCTAATGTTCTTATAGATAATGGTACAGATCTACGTATTTTTTCAATATCTTCATAACCTGAACCTGCTACTGCATCTGCCTTATTTTCAATTACAGTACTACTTATACCATAAGGGCTAAAATTAAATGTTGTATTTTTAATAGTTCCTACAATAACATTACCATCAGTAGCTTTTGTTGTACTATAATCTGCTCTTACCTCTTGTCCTGTTGGTGGTACTGCCCCATTAACGTTATCACCAAATATTACATAAGCAATTTTATCTATTGATATATCAATTATATAGTGTTTATCTGTAGAACTAGATTTACCTAAAGTATCTACTAATGTCCATGTAACTCCAGCAACCTTTAAGTCTATACTATCATGTGTATAATCTGTACCTAATGAAAAAAGTTGATTTAGTGTGCTATCGGTTATACCTATTAATTGGTTGGTTTTTAAAGTTTCCTGTGAACAAGGGATAACAGTTGAACTAGAACCACTTGGCACAGTAACATTCTCTGTAGCTATAAACTCAATATTAGAATCAGTAGTAAATATAGTGCCTTGGGGTAATGTAAAAGGTGTTGCTATAACAGGATCCCCATTACCATCAAGAAAAGATATAGACAAATCAACTTTAGCTCCTATAGCTGCTTTTATACGATAATCATATAACCTTGATAATCTAACTACAGATTCATATTTTCTAGCTGTAGTTATAAAAGCTTCTCTTGCCGCATTATCTATATAATAATTTAACATCTCAGCTATACCTGCAAATATATCTAAAATTATTATCATTATATTAGATTGTGAGTGATCAGTTATCTCAGGTACAGATACACTTAACCTTTTTAATAATTCATTTTTTATTTGAATATAACTCCTATCTATGTAATTCAACCAAGGGTTTAATAGTGCCATGTTATTTTATATGTTTAATTTTTTACTATATATTATTATTAAAAGGGAATACCATAATATTCTTTTCATTAGTATTTTTTATTGTGTATATAATCTCTATATTCATAGAATTTTTATTAGACTTTAAAGTACTTATATTACTTATACTAATCCTAGGTTCAAATTCCTTTAAAGCATCGAATATAAATATTCTTATTAAGGCTTTACTAATATTATCATTAGGTTCTTCTAATAATTCAAATATCCTTGAACCATATATTTTTTTAAAAAATCTGTGATTTTTTGGCCAAAATAATATATTTTTTATGGATGCCTCTATTAATTCTTTATCACTAACTATATCAACAGAACCTTTACCATTAATTTTAATGGGGAATACTATACCATAACCAACTAGTTTATTACTCATATTATTAATTAAAATTAATCTTGTTAAACCTTATTCAACCTTAATTTTTTTGCTAAGAATATCATTTATAGAATTCTTTATGTTAGCTATAGTGGTTATATCTAAAGGCTTACTAGTGGGTAAACCAGGTGAACTACTACTATGAGTATGGTTTTCTATCATACTCATTAATGAGTTAAGTTTATCTATTAATATTTTACCTAATACTAAATATTCATTTTCATTATTACCTAGTGATATATACTTACTATCTAGTTGTATATTATCTTTAGTTATATTAATATATTCTTTACCATTTTTATGTTTAACTAGTATACTCTCGTTATTATCACTATCATCTATTATTATAATATTACCTTTTGGGGTTTTAAAACCATATTTTAATGGTGAAGAAAATTCAGATGGTTTCTCATTATCAGCGTAAGAAGCAAAACTCCAAATAGGATATGATATATCACCATGTTCAAATTCAACCCATACCATATCACCTTTTAAAGGTAATATATTAAAACCATAATCTTTACCACCCCAATTATTTTTTGGAAAAGCCCATACACCATCACTTACATCATCTGAGTTTATAATAGGGGATATTATTTTTATGCGATTTAACTTTAANGACGNTCNTCCANTNTCTATAACAAAACCTCTATATGATGAATAATATCTGCCTAAGAATTCTAATCCAAACATTATTATTTTATACCAACCAGATTCATACATAGTGTTATTGTTTTAGATATTTCTTATTTGCTGGATTACTTATTATTGATTGCTCTAATTGTAATTTTTCAGTCCTTGTTTTTTGAGCAGCTAAATTATTGGTATCTTGTTTCTTATTATCATTAGATTTATTTACTTTATTTTCATTATAAGTGGTTTTTATTTCTTCACTAGTTTTTACATCAGTATTTGGAATAGAACCAGTAACTTTTATTTTTGTTTCCCTTTTTAAGAATTGTAAGTTTACTTTAATAGGTTTTCGTATTAACTCCATACTAGTTATATAACCATTAGCAACTGATATTTTATGTGTAACTTTAGTAGCATACCAATTACCAGAATCTCTATCACTTAACCCATCAAACCTGTATACCTTACTTGTAACAATAGAAGGATCCCCTAATAATGATACTGTTGCTTCATGTTTTCTTTCTATTTTTCTTAGTACATAGTTTTTAACAATCTGTTTTTTATAAAGCTCTTTAAAACCAGGCATATTTAGAATTGTTTTAGTTCCAACACTAAATTTATTTATAAGTTTATTTGATATTTTCCTTATATCGATAGATTTATTATTCTTATATATAGTATTTACATCTAATTTCTTTGTTCTTTCAATATTAATCCTATCTATAGGTTTTGATTTAAAGGGTTTCTAACCCTGTTTTCAAAATTACCTTTAATTTTGAAAATACTTGTTTTAATTCTGTATCTGTTGGAGTAGGATCAAATATATTCCTATTCTCTGTATTTAAAACAGTTGTATTAATTTTTCTTATTGGGATCTATATGTGAAGTTTCAGAATAATCTTCTTTGATTTGATAAATTACTCTT